GCCATGATCTGAGGGAAGTCCACAGAGATTGCCACTTGCTGCACGTCCTTCTGCTTGTAGCGGAAGCACATATTGCCTTCGAACATTTCGAAGCGAGCGTTCTCACGGTTGGCCTTGGCAATTACAGCCTCTTCGCCTGCTTTAGTACCGTCGTACTCAGGGAAGCGTTTTACCCATTCAGCGTCAGTAACGAGAATCGCTGCGTCATCCAGCTTTTGAAGGCCGAGGTCGTAGATACCAGTGATGATACCCGGCAGCGAACGCTGCTTACCGCCACCAGCCACTTCAACCAGATGTGCGTTGAGGGCTTTGTAGTCCACAACCTTACGGTTTTCAGAGCCAGCAGTAGTGTTGTTACCAGTTGTTTGAAAAGCCATTATGTTTCTCCTATCTAAATACCCAATCACGTGGGCGAGTGAGGGGCCAAAACGACCCCCATTGTTTGTTGATTGATCAGATCAACGAATTTCTTTCTCGGCGGTGTACGAGAAGATACGAATACCTTTACGCTTACCACCTAGAGCCGCCTTCAACTCACGTGCATACTCACGATCCGAAGACGTGGCTACGATTTCGTCGTTGGCATTGAATACTGCGTATGCCGCTTTGGTTGGCAGAGTTTCAGCTACTGCCACTTTGGTGGCTTCCACTTTCTTAGGCCAAACGTAAGCCTTGTAGTGGTCTTCCAACAGATACTGGGTAAGCCCTTCAGCATCTTTGAATTGGCGCCATTGTCCACGATGATGCTTTGGAAAGTCAAGTCCAGTATAGGTCACTGTCTCACCATCTTTGAATCCGTGGTCGTGGTTGGTGCGTTCACCTACGATAACAACCTTATCGCCTTTTTCAAGTGCCATGTAAATCCTCCTTCGTGTGTGGAATGCGTATCTTACGACAGTTTTTCTTGGCTGTCAACAAGTTTTACTTCACGATCAGCAAGATATTGCTTGATCCCTTTGGCGTTCACATACTCGTAACCGTCAAGGATGAAGTTGTAGGCGTTACCAATGCGGGTGATGGTTTCGCCAAGAGCGTACATATGGTAACGCTCCTTGCTTGTTACGGTGTACTGGCTCATGCCAGCAACTCTTTGAAGCGTTCAGCTACTCGGCCCAGACGGGAACTCGATTCAGTGGCAGCTTCCAGAAGCTTGGTACGCTTCTCGATTTCAGCTTGGTGTTCAGACTTCTGAACTTCGATAGCAGCTTGAGCCACTTCCAGTTGAGCTTGTGCGTCAGTGAAACCTTTCAGGGCTTCAGCCACCAGTTGATCCGGGCTCTTGGACTTCTTCGAAAAGAGGCCGGTGAATTCAAATGGAGAGCCAGTTGGGCTATAGTGGTCAGTGCCGCCGATCTGTGGTTCAGTGCGAGTAGTCATTGTATTTCTCCTTTATTTAGATAGTCTTTGGAGTGATGGAAATTCCATCATTACCAGCCATGTATAATGAACGCTTCAACGCCTCGGCATCCCCATTCGATGAGAATACATCGACAAATCGGCCTTGAACAGTTACGACGTATACCTGCATGTTGTTTCCTCTTGTGCGTTTCGATGTGGTGAATTGTAGAGACTTCCCTGTCCCTTGTCAACACCTTTTAGTGAATATCTGAGTAACGGTCCCCAAATTGTGTTTCACAGTCCAGCTTACGACGTAGGCCGTAGTCACTGTTCACCTTGTATACAGCGTCCTTGATGATCTTAGCGATCTTAGCACGGTTCTCTTCAGTGTCACGCATACAGATGATGCATTCGTCGTGGAACGAACCTGTCAGACGCTTAGCAGCAATGCCCCATTCTTCCACCAACGCTGTGAGGATGTTATCCACCCACATGTCAAAGAAATAGCTACCAGTGCCTTGAGCCAGTGTAGAGAATCGGTCAGACTCTTTACGCAAGCTGTAGCAGAACCCGTTGATAGGGTTGATCAGCCATTTGTTACCACGTGCGTCCTTGAACACAACCTGTTCATCAGCAATAGCCTTAACAGACCAGTTCAGCTTCCAGTAAGCTTCGTGGAGGATTTTACCCTCTTCCAGAGCAACACCAGCAGCTTGAGCAATCTTCGCAGCACCAGCATTATACACGGATGCATAGTTGGTTGTCTTGCCTTTCTTACGAGCAGCCTTAGCGTTCGCACTCTTCTTGCCTTGCTTGAAGTCATCAAACTCCTGTTGCGTAATCATCTTGGCAATCAACGCCATGAGGATGTGCGGGTCGAAGTCATCAGCCTGCATGGTTGCCACGTACTCAGGGTCATGAGGCAGCATAAAATGGTGCTTAACACGGTCTTCAAGAGACGACATGTCAGAGCCCACCAGAATGCGTTTCAAGCCTGCAATCAACGATCCACGAATATCATAGCCATACGGCTTGTCAGTACCCGGCAAGTTTACCAATTCACGGTGCTGTACACGCAGAGTGTTTGTGAAGCCACCAATACGAGCCTTCAGGTATTTGCCATCCGTCATGTCACGGAAGAAGCCCTTGAGGACGTTACGGCGGTTCTCAGCTACCTTGTAGTCAGCGTACACCTTAATCGCTGGCACTTCCTCAGCGAGGTCTACGAGGCTGTGGCACAGCTCTTTACCGTCATCACCACCAACAGAGATTTGAGGAATTGCACGCTCTTCTGGTCGGGCATTCTTCCAGCGATCCCACTGGTATTTGTTGGCCTTACCTTGTGGCTTGGAAGCTACCCAAGCATTGAATGCCACTTCATCCTTTTCATACTTGAAGGTTTGAGGAACCCATCCCTTGCTAAACAGGAAGTCCTTAACCTGTGCAGGGCTACCCGGATTCGGCTCTTCATTCTTGTTCCATACACGGTAGAAAGGATTACCAAACTCATCATTGCCGTCTTCTGGATCAACATAAACCATGACAGCACCTGTCTCAGGGTCTTTATCACCCTCAGCCAGTAGACGCATTGTTTCATCCCACTTCAACCAATGGGCGTTGCGATCACCATTCTTCTTGAATGGATCAGCCTTTGGCTGGCTCTTCTTGACATATTTAGGAACCATCGGCATAACAGCAGCCAAACCTTCCCGAGCGCTGGCTACGATCACTTCCAGCTTCTCAAGTGCCTCACGGCAGTGTTCTACGTCAACTTCCCAGCGTGTACTCTCTTGCAGTGCCGCACAATCCATCTTGAACATCAGGAACGTGAGGATGGAATCAATCGCGTGTTCTACGCTACGACCAATCATGTCGTCGATTGGAATCCATTCATCTTTGGAGATACGAGTACCACCAACATTGATAATGTTGCCAGTCTTTTCGTCTTCTTGTCCGTTGTCGATCAGGTCTTGGGCACGCGTGTACATGTCCACCAGACGCTCACGCAGGTCATCCCACAAAGCAACGTTAATCTTAACGTCCTCTTGGCAACGATGTTGCATACGGTCAAGGAACTCTTCAAGGCTTTCGTCTTCACCCTGTTCCCAGCTATCAATCGTAGGCTTGGCAATGCCGTAGTCTTCGAAGAAGCTATCCAAACCGTGCATACGACGATCAGGGCTCAAGTACCAGCTCAGTGCAAGCGTGTCGATCACCATCAGATCGTCAAGGTTTACCTCAGCCGCTTTCAGTTCTTCTGCCAGCAACAGCTTCACCAGCTTGGCGTCATAGCCAATACCGTTGTGCATTACAACTGGAATGTTGTTGACAATATGGTATTTGAAGAATGCCACCACTTGTTCTTTGTAATCTCGGCCAGCACGATCTTTCTTGTCACGGCGAACAGTCGCTTCAATGAAAGCACCTTGAAGCTTTGGACTCTGCATCTTGTAGGACATAACGTGCATGGTTGTTACGGTATCCAGCAGACCATCAGCTTCGAAGTCGCAGACAGATGCCAGATGCCAGTTGGTAATAGCTTTCATGTAACCCTCCTTAAACGATGAGGGCCACTATACCGAAGCATAATGGCCCTGTCAAGCTTAGTCGTCTTGTGCTGCTAACGCTGCCAGATACTCTTCCTTCACCTTTGGATTCCGATCAAGGTAATCGTCAAGGTCGTACAGAGTGTGTACCTGATTGTCGTAGAAGTATTTGCCAGCTTGTGGCGACGTGTTACCCGTCCAACGACACTTGGTCATCTTCATGGTTGTCACGTTTCGTTCTACCTCGTTTTCAGCCTCTTTGTTACGTGTGAACAACAGGTTGCAAGCAGCCGATTTGAAGATTGCAGAAGATCCTTGGAAGTCCTCTTCAAACAGGTCAGCACCAGCAGAGTTAGCCTTGCTGCCACCAGCGCTCTTACGAACGTGGTTGATCAGGATAAAGCTTACATCATGACTCTTCACCATGCCTTTGAGCCACTTCATGAAGACAGCTTGCTCTTCGTTGCTCATACCGTCCATGATATCTTGAAGCGGGTCAATGATGATCACCTTGCACTCACATGCAACGATAAGCTCCATGATCTTCTCTTTGATATCATCAATCGAGCCATCACGCTCTTCAACCAAGTGCCAACGGTGCGATCCGTCAGGCAGGAAGAACAACTCTTGAGCCTTCGCTTCAACGTCTGGGCTATTCAACAGCTCCAGCTTCTCAGCGTCATCCTCAATCAGGTCAAGCTTCTTACCGATGTGTCGAGACAGCATCTTGTTGCCGTACTGGGCACAATCCGATTCAAGCGACAGAACACCCGGCTTGTGTGGACTATGGAAAATCCAGTGGTAGACACATTCATCTACGATTGTTGATTTACCTGTACCAGACGCAGAGCCCAAGTTGGTGATGGTTTTCAGTGGAATACCACCAGCCATCATCTTCTGCACTTTCTTCATGAATGGCGGCAATGGAATCTTTGGTGTAACAGCCGCTTTCTTCATCAAGTTCATCAGAGAGCCAGAACCAACAATACCCGATGGGGTATAAGGCACAGCCTTGTAGAACTCTTGAACAAAGTTAAACTCCTTGCCTACAGCAATGTTACGGTCCTTGTCCCACATATAGCTGTTAGGGTCTTTCATGGACATTTCCATGATGTAAGCCTTACCCTTCGGCAGAGCCTTGCAAACCTTCTCAGCAGCCTCACGGCCAGCCGCATCGTTGTCCATACAGACGATGATACGTTCAAAGCGGTTAAACCACTCGTATTGCTTTACAATCTGCTTCTCGCAGCCTGTCTCACCGATGGTTGGCGACACAACTGGGATTGGATCATACTGTGTTCCGTTCTTCGCGTTGTTACGGTTGTTGGTGTCAGCCAGCATCTGGAATGCAGACAGTTGGTCAACCTCACCACCAACGATCAGGCAGTATTTACCACGTGCCCGAATAAACTTGAACTGTCCAAACAAGTGACACTCACGACCAGTCTCGCCTAGCGGACCCGGTGTTTTGAAGTCCTTTGGGTGCCCACGTCGCTTATAACCCGACAGGACAAAGCCATGATCGTTCTCAGCCTCCGCTGTGGTTGGGTAGCACTGTACAGCCACTTCACCAGTCTTGGTGTCAATCTCATGACGAACGCCAAATGCCGCAGTTGTATCTTTACGAATCCCACGATACCCTTTCGAGTCGGTCGTGGTGATTTCTTTCATTCTTGCGTGAATCTCGTCATTGAATTCAGCACCCACAATATTGTACTCCTGCTCTTCTACCACACCATTTTCTTCCAACCATTCCTCAGACGGAATAGTGAAACCTCCGCAACCACCAAAGCAGTGGGCACCCTTGTGACGGCCATCTGTATCCTTGCCGTACACCATCAGGTTATCACCGCTACGGTCGTGGCCCTTCTCGACACACTTTGGGCAAGCTACCTTGCCATATTGGTATAGATCGATGCCGTATTTCTCTGCAATTTCAAGACTCGTCAAGCAGTATCCTCCAGAATTGTAACCACAATCGCCAAAGCTGTAAGCTCAGAATATTCTTCTATGAGAGCTTTCTTTGCGTCAACAGCGTCAGTAAAGTAGTTGAATTTAATAACGTCAGTAGACGAACCGAAGTCTGTTATCACGGTTACATGCAGTGATGTACTCATACCACCTCCACTTCCATTGGATCAAAGTGTAGTGCGTCCAGAGCGTCTTCTGGGTCTTGTTCAGGATCGAGGTCAACACACAACCCGCCATCAGGCCACACCTTGGTGATAACACCAGTCCAGCCGATCAAGTTGGCTTCTGCTGCAACATCAGTGTCTTCGTAAGAGTCATACACAACTTTAATGCGATCACCTACTTTCATTGAATTACCTCCAGTTCACGTTCTTCAAAGCAGATTACCATGTCATCTGTCAGATACACATCAAACAGAACCACGCAGCCGCGACTGATATCCACAACTTTGCCAGTCATACCTGTAACTGTGTCTCCATCGGTATCATAGTAACTGCCGTCAACAACCTTAACTTTATCGCCAACTTTCATTCATGTTCTCCTTTCTTGTGTTTACGTTTACGACGGTATTTTGTACGGTCGCGTTCAACCTTGGGGATGTTAACACGTCGATTCGGTCCTGCCAAGGGATTTCTGATTTTATTGTCCAACGTCGTATTCTCTCAGGAATGTGTGAAGAGCAGAGTCTACCACAAACCTCTGGCTGTCGATAGCATTTTCTATATGAATCAAGAACATAGGACCGTGCATCCCTTGTGCGGACTGAACACGCACAGTGTAGCTACTGTCCCGCTGCTGTACACGCTTCTCAAGAGCGTCACAGAAATTAAGGATTTGACCTTCGGTAATCATACTCTCTCCTATCTATAGGCGTGAAAAAGCCCCACCGTCAGGCAGGGCTCAGTCATTGGTTTCATGCTAACGACAGCTCGGTGCATTGCCAGCGTCCGTCACACAGATACGTCTCAACGTGTATCCAAGATTTGGAGAAGCTTTGTAGCGATACTGGTTAAAGCTTTAAAAGGTTGAGGGTTCCCGCCCGAAGCGGAGAGCATCTTAATCTTTTAGCTTTGCAGCTTTCCTATTTGAACTTTGATCTTAGTCAATGCTTGGATAGGGCGTAGCAGCCCCATCAATCTATGCTTAGATTTGGTTAGAATACCATTCAGTAATAGGCTCCCCGGATATACCCCCGAGGAATGGGTTGCGTGAATTTAGGCAATTCGTCGCAGCATGAGAAAACTTGTTTACAACTCTGTTAGGCTTCGATCAGAGTCTTGGCGTTTGCCTCAGACAGAGCGAAGTCCACTTCAAACAGGAAGCCATTGATATCCGCTTCCATCTTGCTGATCACAGCTTCCAGACCGCTTGGGTCAAGTGGTGCGGTGATGTTCGAAGCGGTGTAAGGCTTGCTGATGGCCTCCAACTCTTCTTCGGTAGCCTTGCGATCCTTACCGACAGCAGCTTGAATCATGGTGTCGATACGGCCTTGCATTTGAGTGTTGTTACGTTCGATAACAGAGCGAACCTGACCCAGTTGTTGCTGGAGAACAGCCTGAAGGGCACGCTCTTTATCGATAGAGCCTTTACGCTCAATGGCCTCAGCCACAGTCAGCTCTTTACCGTTGATGGTGACGGTGGTCACAGCATTCGAACGGATGATTGCAGCCTTAACTGCTTGGCGACGGGCGATCAGGTCTTGAACCGATTGCAGGTTTGCCTTCAACAGGTTGGTGGCTGTCTGAAGGTCTTGACCATTGGTAGTCTTGCCACCAACAGTAACAGTTGCGAAGACGCTCTGTCGAGTGGCTTTCTCGATGCGGTCATTCAGGGATTTTACTTCAGCCAAAGCGCGTGTAATGGAAATCTGTGCCATCTTTATATTCTCCTTTGATATTTGATTTGGTCATTGTAGCAGGTTTTTGTCTGCTGTCAAGCGTTATTTAGGATTGCAAATGGATTATCGTCAATCCAGATAGCAACCTTCACTTTCTGTGCAGCCATGTAAACTTGCTTTGCTTGACCAGAAGTGTAATACACCTTGAAACCTTTGTCAACCAGAAATTGTAAATCTTCTGGATATGTCTGAGGCGTTCGCCACGTACACACAACCACGTGGTATCCGCCCCTCTCCAGAGCCAGCATCACCTGTAGCCATAGAGGTTCGTTATCACTGATCGTTTCGTCATAGTCAATAGCTATGACGGGAGCGTCCCGCCCTAAGAAGTCCGTGCGTGCCCACGGATCGAAACCCGGCATCATAACACCTGCTTGAAGTAGACCAGCTTACCGCAGAGTGTGCAAGCTGCTTTGTAGTAGGATTCATGATAATCACTCTCGTAAGTGAGATCACCTTGCTTAGCTTCGAACTCACTTTTACACGTGCCGCACCGTCCTGTGTACTTTCTCTCAGCAGGCAGCTCGCCTCTCTTTGTCATCACGATAGCCATTATTGAAACCTCAGCATGGACGTTTCCAGTTCACGCACAATACCATCAGAACTCACCTGACGCAACACACGTAGGGCGAACTCACTGCCAGTCTCATGTACAGCGGGGTGCATATTGTAGCCCAAGTCTTGCAGCACAGCGGTACGTTCAGAAATCCGCAGTGCTTTGAATGCTGCCATCAGTTCGTTATTCATTTGTATACCCCTTGTCTGTATTTGAGAACCAAGTGCTGCCTCATGCACTCGTATCCAATTGGAATTCCTAAGCTACTGTGTAGCAGCTCACCACGTCCACCCGCTTTGAGGCAAGCCATCTTCATATCATCGTAATGACTGGCCTGCACTACAAAGATGCTACCGAACATTGCCACAGCGAATAGCCCCAAACCTACAACGAATTTCATATCAATGCCCGTAGTTGCAACCAATCAAAAACTCTTCGCCATCAATCACAACGACTGTATCGAAAGAACCACAGCAGCCACCTTGAGCTGCCTCATCGTAGAACACTCGCTGGAAGGAGTCATCACGCTTGGCTACACGCCAGTTGTCAGCACACTCCAGATCGTGAGCATCAATCTGGTAGCGAAGTTCGGCTACAGCTTTTGGGTAACGCTTCAATTGTTCTTGCATGTTATCGAACATTTATTGCTCCTTTGCCCATTGGACAGCTCGTTTAATGACGTTCCCATGACAGGGATTTGGAGAACAATAACAGGCCAATCGTTTTCCGTCAAGGTCTTTCAGCATTTCGATTGTGATTATTCCTAATCGTATCTGCTTCCAAAGATAAATTCTGTACCTGATTATTGCGTCCGCTACGCTCTCAACAATAATATCTGCCTTTGTCCCTTTCTTGTGGCTGAATGGGTTGCCCCATACACTGCCCCTTCCTATGTAGACGATATCTGCATCTGTTTTGTCGATATTCCTTACGTTAACCACTTGGCACATACTTTGCTCCTATCCAAAATCAGTTTTGTGTTGTCGAGATAAACCAATCCCAAGGCTTGCCATACTGATTAACACCAGCCTCGACATGCCTACAGGTTTATCTCATACGCTATCCAAAATTCAGATTGCGAGTCGGCAGCATGGGCTGCTATAGATTGTGGTCCTTCCTCTGTGTTAGAGTCCGCCGTTCTGTTCCCACATTCAACCTCAGTTGCCCCTAACGGCTTACCTCTTCATAGGGCATACACTCGCAGGACGGTGAGTGAAGCCTTTCGGCTGACATGTCTCTCTGCGACGGATGAATAGTAACACGGAAATTCTTTGTGTCAAGGGCTTGACAGCTTTCCTTTTTCGTATAAGATGGCGGCACATTAACGACGGAGGACACAACATGAAGCACACAACCCTACCACCAGTACAAACCAAGCCTCTGTCTGCTGCACAGATGCGAATCAGTGAATCGAAGCGTAACCAAGCAGTGCGTAAGAAGGCAACACAGATTGGTTATGTAGTAGGTGCAAACATCGGAAATTAATTTTCCAAAAGGTGTTGACAAGAATCAAAATTGCTATAGAATGGCCCACACTTAAACACACAAAGGAGAAACAAAATATGTCTAAAGTTACTATTGCTGCTGCTGTCCTCGCTGGTCTGACTCTCTCGGATCGTCTGGTTGAACTGGGTGTTCAAGACGAAGCCGTCTTCAAAGCTATTGGCGACCTTGCCGGTGCTCTGGGTGAAGTGATGGCTGTCACTGAAAAGGTTGACCTCGCTGTTGGTCTTGTCTCTGCCGCTCAACTGGCAGACGACGAAGACACTGTAATGCGTGGTCTGGCTGCTATCAAGGCTGTGACTTCTGATCTGGTGTCTGACCAAGACAAGATCATGGCAGCAATGCTGGGCGACATGTCGGAAGAAGAAGCCCTCATGATGCGTCTACTGGCTGAACTTGGCGCTGCTCTGCGTTAAGAAACACTCTTGCCCCCTGCAACGGGGGCATTTTTACGCCCTAATTTAAGGAGATTTTATGTCTGAACGTGCTCTTGCCCGTGTTGTTACCATTGACGAACTGGTTGCCATTGAAGGCGCTGATCGTATCGAGCTGGCTATCGTTGGTGGTTGGCAGGTTGTTGTACAGAAGGGTTT